CGGGAGTCGGAACCCTTCCCCAACTATGACTTCAGCTCAGGCTTCACATCCTTTACTGCTCAGTCCGCATAAGTGTAATACCAGTATCTGAAGTGATACTGGTAAACGATCAGTTGCTGCTGTCAAATCATAGCAGTAAACCTTTTTCCCACTATTGTATCAAGCTTTTGCCTGGACAATGGATCGCTTCTGATCATAAGTGTAATCAGTTCTTAATTTCTTAAGACACTGAAACATCACATTATGAAGAGGCAGGAGGGTATTCTGTGTAATTCAATCTGAGATTGCAATAACACGAGTCTTACCAAGACCATCAGGGAAGGAGGCAAGTCGACGAATCGACAAGCCAAATTTCTTGATAATGGACTTGGTAAAGTTCATGTTTAAGACTTTGTTCATTATCTCTCCTCCTAATCAATTAAGGAGTTGAGAGGGTAATCAAATTGACCCCGGATAGATGTTTGGGATTTTCATCCTCAAACGAAATTCGGTAATGAACATGTCAAGTGCTTTAAGAGCACTTGGCATCTTATTTAATGCACAACACTCAAGAAGAATACGACTGAAACCCTTACCCATTGATCCAGACCTTGCTCAGGTCCCAAGGTTTAAAAGCCCTGGGCTGAACATAGTAACATGATCGATGTTGGGACAGTATTTACTGTTCCTGAAATGCAGACCAAGCGTGATATCTTTATGATATCGGACTATAAGATCCATTACCTCCGCCGTACCACTATCTCTCCCCTCTTTAGGGGGATAAAGAATAGTAGAGAGTTTCGGTTGGACTCCTCATTCCAATAAACGATACATTCGAAAGAATGTAAGGAAAAGACACTTGTCAAAAGGAGACATCCTCTGAAGTTTTGATATGAGGTTCTTCAGGTATAAAGGGACTCCCGTTCTCGGGGTCACTTTACGCCAGAAGCCTCCTTCATCACAACGTTGGATCTTACCTATTAAAATGAAATTTTTCAATAGTAAGTAATCCGTCTTGAGACAGTAAGTCAATTTTCCAACATCTATCGTTTTAATCCAGGATATGTGAAGTTCTATGATGGACTTCAACATATTCTGGGATTCCCTCGACCTCAACAATGCAGAACAAACTGTTCAATGCACGTTGAGGACTCGCAGTGACTCTTTTCGGAATGAGGCCAAAAGTAATGATTCTTTGGTCTTACCCATCCCGGGTACGCCTGTTGCTTTCACAAGGGGTGAGCCAAGTTGCCTGTTGTCAGACATACCAAGACGACTGCGGAGTCGGTCGATACAGGACTTAATAAATCCTGTATTGA